CGATGTGAGTGATATTCTTGACCAAATTTTTTATCGAAGGAATTGTCGGTCCTTTGGTAAAACTCTGCAAAGCTCCCATCAGGGCGTCGCGATATCTTTCACGGGGAAGTTGGGGGTCAAAGTTATTGAGAATTGGGATATTGACAAGAGAGCCAAAGTTTCTCAACAAGCCGTCTCGAAGAGCGCCTATTTTATAGGAAACATAGTAATCCGTCCCTATGTCCAAAGAACGAAGAGCTTGATTAAATTGAATACAGTTGTCTCCAAATTCGTAGGAGATTAAAATTTGGTCAGTAACATAGGAGTAATCAATCAGAAGGTCACCCTTGCTATAATCGACGACGGGTGTTCCAGCACCCGTCATTTGAAATGAATAATGAACGATGACCGAATCCCCGGGAGCAGGAGAGCCAGTCAGCCCAGATAAAGTAATTGTATAGCCAGAATATGAACCGTAACCATCCCAAAGCTCAACGTTGTCTGAGGTTCTGACAACGGAAGAAACTCCCGCAAGCTCAATGCCGTCACCGAGGTCTGTCAATTCGATATTCAATGGGCTCAAGATTATCTCTTGACTTTCCAAATTGATTGGAGACAAAGAGATGACGTTGGCAGAAAATGTTGCATTTTCTCCGAAGTCAAGAGGGGAGGTTGAGTTTGTTAAATTGAAGTGATCGAAGACTCCATGAATAGAAAAGACATCAGAGGTTACCGAAATTGTTTGATTGTCAACAATGTATGGAAGAGATGTATCTCCATTAAGAAATCTTTCATCCGATCTATTAAAGACGGATTGAGTCACCTCCTCATTGGTAAACTCTGAATATTCAATCGGAATAATGGTCGATGAATTGAGAGAATAATAAAGCTGATTAACTCCATAGATTTGGGAAAAGTTGGTAGTTATCGTTCCTTTTTTGTAACTGATCGACCCGAGATCGTAATCGGCATCGTTGCTGATGGCAACGTAAATTATTCCATCTGAATAATTAATCAAATATTGCCCAATTGAGGCGAGGCGATTGATATTTTGGTCTTCGGTTTCGGTTTGTCCGTCAAAGTATATCTCGGTCTCAAAAATATCGGTGTTCGAAAAATAACACGAGCTATTAAAAGAAGAGCCGATTGATTCTTCGGTTGATCCTTGAATGTAAGAGTTATTGAGAAAAGCTTTGAATACCCTAATCGAACTGGCATTAACAACCTCTTCGGTCACCAAAATTGTTTCGTTGGTCACCTGGGAATATGAAGCCCTCTCTTGCAGTTGGGTCGTTACTGTCGGGGGATTGTTGCCGGTAAAAAAGACCTTGTTCCCGCGCCAACCATCAATGCGATAAATTTCTCCGGATGTTTCGTTGTAAATTCTGAAGACGTCGGTAACCGGACCGTTGGAAACTTGAAGCGAATTGGTTGAAGAAATTTTATTCCCAACACGTTCGTTAAGAACCTCGGTGTGAATTTGAGGAACGTAATCGACTCCAGAGACGAGGACTCTTTCATAATCAAAGGTAATCGAAGCCTCTTCTCCTTCGAGATCACGCAAGGGAGATCGAACGAGTTCTTGAGAGCTTGAATCGTAGGTGTAATCTAGATTTTCGGAAAAATATTTACGATAGAAATAACTCGCTGCCGGAGGGAAGTTACCGGTGCCATTGTTTTGTGTTTCGCCGTAGACAAAAACCGTCCCGGTCGAATAGTCAATTGAGAATTCTCCAGGAAAAGAAGGAAGACCATCAATTCTAAAAGCAATTTCTTTTACAAAAGCTGGGTGGGCTTCAGAAAATGGTGGATCGGCTAGCGGGTCTAGAAAAGAGACACCATCGGAAGAAACTTCGACATCATTTTGATCGACAACTGGATAGTGTCGAAGAGAAAATTTGGTTAAAATTGGAGGTGTTACTTCGCGGATGATCTCAAGAACCTGAGACACTTCGACAGAATCTGGATCGATTAGTTTGCCAAGGTTTTTATATTCGTAGTCGATGTAGATGAGGTCTCCAGGTCGTGGGATTGCAAAATCTGAATCTTCAAGGACCGCGCCGGAGAGACGAATTTGATTCAGCTCCAGCGTCTGATAAACAGAGGCTAGATCTGGATCGTATCGATCTGTTTTTAACTGATAGCCGTATTGAGCTGGGTCATAGTTAAAAGAGTTTCCATTACCATAAACGATTAAAATTCTAGAAACTTTGATAACCTGAGAATATTTAACGGAAAGGATCAATCCCTCGAAAGTGCCTCCGGAATCAGTTAATCCGCCAGAAATTAACAATTCATTATCAATTGAAGACGCCTGGAGAGAAACTGGATAGCTAGGAAAGGAATCAAAGGATTTAAAGTCTGAAATTTTCTTGCCATCTAGAGATGTAGAAACTCGAATAATTTCATAAGCCCCCTCTTCATTCAACCGATCCCAAGGACCAGCCGATCTTGTTTTCTTTTCATTTTCAACAACCAGGGAGAGGTAATTGTCATTTTTAAGCTGTTGAATATCGTAAGAAGCTCGGGCGATTTCTGTTGCTTGAGAGTTGAGAATGTCGTTGATCAGCGGATCTCCCAAGTTGTAAATATTGTCTTGCAAATATTGAGAGAGCGATTTTTTAACTTCATTTTCTGGATCGATTGGTCCAAAAATTAGCTTGGAATTATTTATTCCATCTTCTAAAAGAAAGGCAACTCCATTTTTTGATTTGAAGCGGACAGAATCGGTAGATTGAAAAATGACATTGTAAGCTGCCGAAGGAACCAACGATTGACAGGTTATTCTGAGAAATTGATCCTTAATCGATGTTTTTAATGGAAGAGAGCTTGTAATTCCAGAATTATCGTTTGCTTCGATAGCGATGTTTCCCGTTCCAATCAAAGAATCCAAGGGATAATTAAATTGAACCAAAATCTGAACGCTAGATATAGCTTGAATAGAAATAATACGAAGAATAGCCATAATTAGATGCGATCTTTAGGAGAGAATTTAATTATCGTGATTCAATATAGACCAAGACATTATTGGCTGCTATTGATTGATCTTTTCGAACAGAGATGCTGAGAACTGATCCGACCGAACCGTTGACGTTAAAATAGGTAGTTCGAACACGATCGACGCCATTGACCGAGTAAGAAACGTTTTCAAGATCGGAAGAATCGACGGTTGCCCCGAGAGTTCTAACGTTAAGCGCAGAAGAAACAGCGTCGATGACATTTTGACGGACGGTTGCCGAAGAGTTGATCATTTCTGGAGTCACAATAATATACAATGTCACGTCGACCAGAATTACTGTATCTTCTTTGACTATAACGTCGGCGTTGACCGGTCGGACATCTTCGATTAGTAATGTTGAGTCCGAAATCATTTTATTGTAGTTGAAGGTAACCGTAATTCTTTCGTTGACCTTGGGGGCGAGATAATCGTAGTAAGTTTTATATCTTGATTTGGTAACCGGTTGATTGAAATTAGATATTGTTAAGATGGCTCCCGCAGAGGTGCTTGAGGTAAATCCGCTTGAAATTGCGATAGTGTCAACTAAAAGATAAGTTTTATTGGTAACTTGTGTGCCAGATTTTGTAAAAGAGATGAGTTCGGTATCCGAAGAGGTCGTCAGATAAAAACGAACTCGAAGCCGATCTCCAATTTGTGGTAAATTATCGTTGTTATCTACGGTATCTGGAAGAGAGACTTGCATTCTAGTAAGAGAAAGATCAACGATCGCCTCATCTTTGACGAAAGAATTATCAAGAATTTTGTAACCCAGGATATCGTAATCATGAACAATATTCAAAACGTTTAGATTGTTATCGGTCGTGACTTTTTCCATTTTAACCAGACGACCAATCTTAACGTTAGACGAGATTGAGGCAATCGAAGAGAGTTTCAAAAACTTCCTTGCTGCCGAGGAAAGATCTTGAGTCAAACCGTTAGCAGAGGCTGTAAAAACGATATCTTCGGCATAGGAGATTGAGGTTCCGGTTACCGCAAAGATTCCGCCAGACTCGGTGATCGAGTTTAATCCGCTGAGATTTAATGACAGCTTGCTGGGAGCCATTCTTAAATTTTGAACAATTGAGTCTTCTGAAAAAAGATGCGACGTCGGCTGATTGCCAACTTGCGAAGAAGAATTGGTCGCAAAATAATTACCAGATCGAAGAGCCGGCAGGTTGGAAAGAAGAGTTGCCGGAAGAAGAGAGCTGACGTTGGCAAAATAGTTAACTTCGACCACGGTTCCAAAGACGGCTGTCGACGATGGTGTTACCGAGATGACGTTAGAATTAAAATTCCCGGGGGAATCTGTATTGTAGACATCCTCGGCATTGTAAAAAACAGTCACCCCGTCTCCAACCTGAGCGATGGTGTCGGTTGGAAGATAGATAGCCAGCCCGTTGAAATTTCCGTCGTTGTTGATCGTGTTCCAAAGCTCCGCTCCATCAGAAGATCTTTTGATCGAGATGACGTTGGTAACAGCCGAAGCAACGACACAAGAAATTCTCGATGAAAGAATGGTTATGGTACTCGCTTCTTCCAAAAAGACGTTGACCGAGACGACGGCGGAAATTGGGTGGGTAACCGTTGCCGTTAAATAGCTTCCGGACGTTGCCAAAGAACTTTCCTCTCGACGAACGGCGTTAGAGTATCCCCAATCCAAAGAGTCGGTAACACTTCTAATATTGAAAGAATATTCTTTGTTATCAAAGTCGAAGTAGGGATCGTAGCTATAAACCCAGGTATAATCTACCTGAAGTTTATCGGAAACAGCCGGGAGAGTAGATCCGGTAATCAGTATTCTTCCGGTTAGATTGATACTGCCCGAGCCGTCCGGATTTTGATTAGAAACAACATATCTTTCTCCGGTGGTAACGTTGAAGACCCGGGTAACTGACGCAGAGGGGAAGTGTTTAAGCTGAATAGATGTTCTATTGGCTGGAGAGACGGTTGAGTTCTCGTTGGTTACGGCAATGTTCTGAATAACCTTGCCAATTTTAGAAACATCTGAGTAGGTTAAAGTATCTTGACCGTTAAATGAGATCTTGGACTTATCTTCTGGAAAATCGGAAATGTGATCGTTGATCCAGGTCAACTTGTCAAAACCCCAGGGAGACCCTTTGTAAGCTCCGGTATCTTTGACAAGTTTGTAATTTCCGGAGACGCGACCGAGAGAATCAATAGAATACGGCTTGAAATTAGCTCCGGATCCTGAACCTACAACGGAAACTAAGTTATTAACCGGTTGAGCTGGAAGAGTTTTATCTTCGAGATTAGAAATTCTTTTTAGGGTAACCGTTTTATTGGAGTCGCCGGCAATTTGACCAAGAACAAAATCATTGGCAGAATTTGTTGGGTCGTCTTTATTGGATTTGTCCTGATAAATAAAGGTGTCAACAGATTCCTGCAATCTTCTTCCAAAAACAACGATATCAGCTTTTCCGCCTGTTCCTTCTGAAAGAATTGTTGGAGTTTCAGTTATCTTGGTAACCGTCGAGACCTGAGTTCCGTCTCGGGTCATCAACGGATCTCCTGGCGTAATAACGATTGATGTAATTACTCCTGGATCATTCTCAACGGTGTTTTTGTATCCGAGGGCTGTTCCGGTATTGGCTCCTGAGAAAATGGCGAGAAGCCTATTCTTAAACGAAGCATCCGATTCGGCGTTTTTACCACCACCAAAAGGTTTGACGTTGGTAATATGAGCAATCCCAGCAATTGTCGTCGAAGACAGGTTGTACTTCGAAATGTTAGCCTGTTCTCCGGGGGAAGTGGCTTCGGTGAGAATTTCGACGGCGTAGGTATCTGAATTGTTGAGGTAGTCGAGGTCGGCTCGGTACTTTGCGACCGTGGCTTTGTAAGAACTTTCGAGAACCGGAGAGATGACCAGGTTGTTGACGGCGGAGAATGTTGCCCCATTTCTAGCAGAGAAAAGATCGCCCTTACGAACTCCAAGATCAGCTTCCAAAGAATTGAAGGTCAGTAATGCGGCTCCGGTTGCCTTGGCTCCTCGCTGACGGAGGGCTCCGATGTTAGTTGCCCACTTGTCAATGTCTGAACCGATGGAAAGTCGAAGAGACTGTTTTCTCGAGTTATCGTTGATGACCGAATAGAGTTTCTGCAACTCATAAGAAACTCCTTCGACGAAGAGATCTCGCGAGACAGCTCCCGGCTGCAACGTCAGAAGTGGCTGATGTTGTTTAAAATATGAAAGAAGTCCTTGGACTATGTCTGAATAAGAGCGAATTTTAGCCATTTCAGTTAAATAAGAAAATAGTGGTTGAATTATTCAACGTTAACCACCGTATCTGTGGTCTGAAGAGCTTTGTTGGCAATCGAAATCATAGCTTGTAAAAACCTGGGATCGAGTGAGTTTTCGTTGACGATGACCGTTCGAATGGCAGCAAGCTGCTCTTGAGGTGAAAGAACCTGATTTTTCTCTTGTTCAGACTGAATTTTTTGAAGGGTTTGCAGGGCAGATCGGATTTGAGACTCCGCCATGGTTGCTCTAAATGTAAAATCGAGAAGAGACCCTACTACCGCGATAGCATTACATCCGTACCAAGGAAAAAATCGATTGGCTCCCAAGGGCGTCGAGACAATCTTATGAATATCTTGGATTAACTTATCAACATCGGAGACGGTAGATAAATCTCCGGCTGTTTCTTTGATAACAAGTGTTCCTTGACTTACTCTAAGATCGAAGCTCATTGTTGAATTGATAATCCGTTAACAAAGAAAATGGATGGGTTGCGATAGTAAAGATCGGCGAAGGTAAAAATTTCGGAGATCTTTTTTTCGAGAATAGAAATGGCGTCCAAAATTGGAACAGCAGCCTCCCCTATAGTAATGCGATTTTGTACCTCGGGAACGTCCTTAAATGTTGGATTATAAGAAACCATTCTAACAAAGCTTTCTTGATCCAAAAAAGATATAAGGGTATCTAGATTTAATCCCCAAATTGCCGAGTAGATAGCAAGAACATCCACCAATCCGAGACCAGAAACTTCTCCTTTGATTTGTTCAATTGTTTTTAGCGCATTGAGACCATCGTTGACTAACTTATTTTTTTTGTTGGTCAGCTCGGAAATTTGTTCGGTCAACGTTGTATTTTTTTCGGAGAAATTGTTTTGAGCAAACGGGGAGGCAAAGGATCCGAGAGATTGGAAATCTTGAATTTGACGATCGGCATTGAGTTTTTTGATTTTGAGCTCGGCAATTTGGGTATCCAGGGTGCTTGAAGAAGTTTTAAACCCAGCCCGACAAGAGCCTCCCAGGGATCCGGTGATTGGTCCGTCTGGTCCAAAGTTTGGAATGAAGTTTATTTGACTTTTAACATAATCGACTGTTGAACAAGCAACATTTAATTGTTTGATGCAAATTTTGATACTTCGAAGAAGTTTGGAAAGATTGGTCACCTGCACAGATGTTATCTTAGAAACCATATCTTGAACCGAAGAAGAGATCCCCTGAGAATCTGAGTTAACGCTAATCAAAGCGACCAGGGCGGTAATATCTCCATCAGAGGTAGCTAAGTTTTGAGGACTTTGCTCGAGTGTATTAGAAACAGATTTTAGAAAGTTGACGTCGGGAGTCGTATCCATCAAACGTTGTCTGATAATAAGCTCAATCCCGGGTCGTAGAAGAGTTACGCTATTACTAATTTTGCAAGCCTTGCCGTCCTTAAGAAAAGGAATGCAGACCTTGAAAGAGTCGGGGGTTACCGTATTATCCAAACGGTAATCAACCATGAGAGGCTTGATTAGGTGTTGGACCGTCTTAAAATCCTCGCCTGCCTTTTTAATGTCGGCTGCGTTGTTCGGATTATTATCTGAAAGATTTCTAGCCTGTTCGACTCGATCGTTTACAGAAAAGCTTTGCAGATCGGTCTCTTCTGGAGCGAGATCGTCTGTCAACATTTTAAATGGTGGAACGTTGCGAAGAAATAATCCGTAAAGAGAAGATGAGAGATCTTGTTTGCTGAAAACCTGGGATGTCTCCCTTACTCTTCTTTCACGAAGGGTCATGGCGTTTTGAAGATCCTTAAGAGACGTCGTGATCGAGTTGGCAATTTGAAACCTAGACTGACCATTAGAAACAGGAAATCCGGGGTTGTAAAAACCGTTTGCTCCAACGACAGGCAAACCAATCATTCGATAAAAGGCGTGGCATCTGCTCTCCATTGATTTATTGGTCACCTCAATATTTTTGAAATCAGAGACCAAAGAAGATTCTGCCGTCGAGTTATTATTTCCAGATGGCGTTGATAAGACAGGTGCAGCCTTGGATCGAAGAGCATCAATAGGAGTTACATATGTTTGAAAGAGTTCATCGATCGAATGCTCGAGATCTTGAAGCTCATCGTTGGGATCGATTGATGAAAGATTGGGAAGAAGAACGGAATCAACCACCTGTTATCATGCCTTTCCGGATAGAGCAACGTCGGTTGCATCTCGGCGAACCGGTGAATTGGTGAGCGAAGCAACGAAGGAGTAAGGAAGAGATTGTTCGGTAATTGAGGGGGTGGGGTTGGTTGCCGAGCTAGGGGAGTAGACACTAAGAATGTTGTTATCGTAGGATACGGTAACAGATCCCCCTCCAAGATTGTCGGAGTTTATCAAGGCTACGAAATATTGCGAGCCATCATAGGTAAATTTTGAAACTGTTCCGAAAGAAACGTCGGCGGAAAGTTTATTTTCAAGCAAGGGTATACACGCCGAAGTCAATCCGATTCCGAGGCTGGTTCCGGTGGCATCCTTGAGATCGACGATGATTTTGATCGGGAGAGTGGTAAACTGAAGGTTAGGAGAGAGGGTAAATGTCGTCTTGAATTTGCTGACCGAGGCAAGAAGGACCGAGCAGAGCGTGCTGTTCGTTTGATTCTGAAGATCGGTGAGGCAAGTCGTAACTTGGGCTGTAAAATCAGCAGCCCCTTCGGTCGAGACGTTGGTTCTGAACGAGGCGAGAGCTGAGTTAAGACAAGACAATGTCCCAGAAATGTTAGGAAGAACTCCGGTGCTCGGAACGGCTTGTCCGGCGGGTGTTGCTGGAATTTTTCCGGACACTGCCTCGATTCCTTCGGTCGTCAACATCGAATTGAGCGTAGCTTTCTCGATTGAAACCTCGGGAACACAACCCACGGTCGTCAGATTCAGACCAGCTAATGCAGGGACGTTTGGCTTCCAGTTTAGCTCGACGGTTGAGAAATCAATTGAGTCGTCGGAAATCGGAATGGTCGTTCCCGAAGATCCGTCTTGATGAATAAAGGTATTCAGGGTCGCCTGGCTACCGTTGGCAAGAAGGAACGGGGTTACTCCGTCATCTTCGTAAACAAGACCTCCTTCGATACAGAGGGTTCCAGAGGTAGCCAAGGAATCGTCGAGCTCGCCATCGAAATCAAGAACTCCAACGTAGGGCTTTGCAACGACAATGCAATTCAAAATTCGGAAATATCTTTGATTGTCCAATGGAGAGTACCCGCTCGGTTCGAGCCCAAAATCTTCGAGATTGAGAAAAATTCTAATATCTGCCGAGTAAGGAGCTTGTTTGAGCGGGGTATCTTTAGAGTAGGTCGTTTCGTCCGGATAAAAGATGTTGAACTGAGGCGGGAGCGGGGTAATAATATCGGAAATTTTGTATTCCGCGTTGTTAATCGTGTCCCAGACCTGCCAGGTTTCGCGACGAATCGGTGGAATTGAGAAAGCAGCCGCAATCTCGGGAGGAAGACCAAGGGCGGAAGCGGAATCAAATCCTATTTGTTTGAAATATCGGAGGTTAGCTCTCGGTGCGGAGATTCCATTGGGGGTGTTCTTGAGAAATGAAGGGCAGACGGAAGGGTCGCAACAGCCGTCTTCGTCAGAGTCGGAACAAAAGAGAAATCCGGCAAGATTGGCTAGAGATTCGATAATAGCCATCACAGATGCCAAAGAAATAAACATTGCAAAAATTGACTGCATAGTGCATAAAAGCTCTGCAATTTTGTTAATGGCGGATTCTAATGATGTAGCATCATTGAGCTGCAACCCATTTTGCATTACCTCAATGTTATGAATGATTTGTTCAATGAGACCGAAAATTTCGTCGATGATATAAGTGATCAAAGCGAGAATGAGAATGAGAAGTGAGATGATAAGACGTGGAAGAAGAAAAACGGGAAATATTGAGAGAAGATCTGGTAAACACTGACTGAAGAGGACAATTAGTTTTTCGGCGACGAGGAAAGGCGAAGGGATAGCGCACAAAATATCAATAATGCACTTAAACATTTTGAGCACGGCTGTGAACAAATTGTACAAACTCAAATAAGGAGCCAACTGAGACAACAAATTACTCAATGCGTCATAAATTGTATGCATCGACGAGTCCGGAAATGGCTTAAACGTTCCAGACGGCAAAAACGCCCCGAGCTGACTAACATAAGACGTTAGATCATCAAGAAACGGAGGAATTTCAAATTGTGGGCTAGCATTAACCGGCGCAACTGGAATCCCAAAGCCAGGCACGCTGGGTAGCGGTGGCGGATTCTGTTGAGTTATCGAGCTATCATTGGCAGAACAAACCATTATCCATTTTCTTTCTTAGGTCTTCTATTTCCTTCTAAC